CACGGATGAAGGTGCGGACAACTTCTGACACACTGACGTAGTTCTCGGCACACTTGTCCTTGAACTGTTGGTACAGTGATGGTTGTATCATCACCACGATTTCCTTCGTCAATTTCTCTTGCGGCTTCTTATCCATGTATCTTATATAGTATCCACGGATAATTTCTGGCAAAGTAAAGTAGACACTTAACTTTCATAATGGTTCGGTCAATTTATCTGTTGGGTCTGGTAAAGTGCTTTGACACAAGGTTGTAGACAATCGACCTTTGGTTAAATGGCAATAGTATTCGTCGATTTCAATACCGATGCCTCTTACATTGAGATTCTTGCAGGCCACTAATGTAGTTCCCGCTCCTAAAAAGGGATCTAAAACCAAGAGCCCTTCCTTTATTCCGTGTAACTTAATGCAATTCTCGGCAAGTTCGACAGGATATCCTGCTGGATGTTCTTTGCCTTCTTGAACCGTCTTGTATGGAATGTGCCATACATTCCCACGACATCTTCTGTCACGATTCTTATCACTGCCTTCTACTTGATTGTGGCTCCACCTGTCAATGTTAGATTTATCATCGTATGGAACTCCTACTGCTAGACGATCTAGCGGCACATTCCCATCCTTGGTGAAATGGAAGATAGATTCGTGACAGTTGTTAAGATAACGTTCACTGTTGATAGGCTTGAAGTGTCCAAATGTCTTCCATCTATTCTCGTCGTTTAGGATAGAAATATCAACGTCTGGCTTGATCTTCTTAATATCAGATGTTTTCAGTCCAAGCTTGCTCAAATACTTTTTGAAAACATCAGCATCCTTATTGACTGGCCGTACAGATATGCTCTTAACCCAAAGGATGTTGTTTTGCAATACGAAGTTTTGATCCAAAACTGCCTTGCAAACCTCGTTGGTAATATTTGGATATTTGTTGGTAGATCCGACGTTAAGAAAGAAGGAGCCTTTTTCATCAAGAACATGAAAGAGCTTTTTGGATATATCGCCAATCCACTTAAGGTAATCTTCCAGAGACTTTTTGTCATTGTAAGTATTGTAATCGATGCCTATGTTATAAGGAGGACTTGTTACGATAACATCTATTTTTTCCGTGATACCATCGAGAACTATACTGCTGTCCCCCATAATTACTTTTTGGTCAACAACAACTTCTTCAATTTCCATTGATTGCCGTCCTTCCTTGAACGTTGTTATGGCCCTAAAGTAGTTTGCGGATTGAATTATAGCAATAGGGATTTGATTCGTAATGTGTAAATACCGGCATGGCACTAATCACATATGACGAATGGCGGGGGCATCAAGATTTGGATGAATCTACTTTCATCTTCTGGGACGGAAAATACAAAGGCAAGGTAGGATCTGGGGGATGGATGGATCAATATATCCTCAATGCCAGAAAAGGATATGGAGAGCTTTGTTTGATTGATGCTAACAATGTTGCAGAGGCCAAGACTCTTCTTTCTAGTTGTTCACCAACTACTTTTAAGAACGTCTCGGTTCAAGGAGATGGTGCTATTCAAGCTGTAGCAAGATTTGGAGGCAAAGTCCTGTGATTACCCTTTTGGCCCTCTCTTAAGAGGAACTGGCTTGAGCTTTGCCTGGTGACGATCTGGCACATCTTTGAGAGAGTGCATCATGTTGTAGACTTGCTTGGCTAATTCGGCAGCGTTTTCACCTTTGCATTTTTCGCTCTGCTGGACGCTGACGGTGCGACGATCTTTGTTGTAGAAGCCTTTGGATACAACAAAGCATCGGTCTTTATCGTGCCAGCTAACCGTGACGACCCATTCGCCGTCGTCCCAGTTCCTGCTCGAAACCAAAATTCTGATTGGCTTTTCTGCGTACACATGCTTGACGTGAAAATCGTGTTGCTTGATGCCCGCACTGACATAGCCCAAAGCAATTTTAGCGAAAGCTTCCAGCACCTCATCGGGCCTGGTGCGATAGTTTACTTCTACACTGTACCGGGTGCTATCGGCAGATTCATCAAGCGAGTCGTCTTTCGAAATCATTAACAAACAATCATCACCGAGTTCTCGGGATTCTAAGTATTCTTTGAAGTTAGCCATCAATATTATATAGCTGTGTGAATAAAAAAAGGACCAGCATGGCCGCTGGTCCTTTCGTGTTACTCAAAGTGATTTGCCTAAATTGCCTCCGTGACCTTCACCCTGGGATAGAAGTCAGGATCTTGCATCAAGGCACGCATTTCTGCCACCTGAAACTTTTCGTCGGCAACAGAGATTGCCTTGAAGTAATCAAGAACGCATGCTGGGATGGGCGGCGGTCTGCTAAAGCCGGTGGGGGATTTGTCGTTACATGGATTGTAACTTAGGCGAACAGAAGTGAACGTGAGCCGACGAGAGAGAAACATGGAAATTCTCCTTGCTGGGTCCAATGAGTAGCCCCGTCACTATCATTGTGACGGGGTTACTCGAATTGGTTTTGGTGGTTTGTCGCAAACCCAGAAAAGAGGCAACATCAAGTCGCCCAACGAAAAAACATGATGATTTCACACCATCATGCTCGTTGCAATTTACCGAATCATCAAACAGGCGTCAAGTCTAAATTTCTTCTTCCATAATAATTTCGGCTGCAATGAGCAGCAACGCATTATCCACCATCTTTTTACCGTTATCGATAGACCGTTTTTGGAGTCTGGAGTGAGCTTCTTTCTCGGTTAAGCCGCTTCTCTTCATGAGAATGCCTTTGGCTTGCTCGATGATCTTTCGATCTTCGAGCGTCTGTTTGAGGGCAGAAATTTCTTCTCGGAGACGAGGAACCTGCGAAAGTGCTTTGTTGATTTCGGCGGCAATCAACGCATCTCGGTCAAACGCTAATTTGGCCTGTTTGTTGATTTCGGCGGCAATCAACGCATCTCGGTCAAACGCTAATTTGGCCTGTTTCAGGTGCAATTCGATCTCGTCCAAGGTTTCATTCGGATTATTTCCCCTGGCCACTGGATACTCCTTATCAAACAAAAAGGCCAACACATCGGAACTTCAAAATAGAAGTTTCTGTTTGTGTTGGCCTACTGTATAGCGTGCCTCTCGACAGTGCGAGGTACATTCTATCAAGTCTTCCAATCCTGGATTGGAGCAAACAAAAATTTACATGTCAATGCCAATTCACGGCTCCCGAGGATTGTCAAGATCAATAGCCATGTCAGGCGTAATTTTCTTCTCAGCCAGCAGCCTTACTAAATTCACAAGTCGCCTGCCGGATTTTTTTTCGTGAGTCTCGATTACTTTCAACAAATTTTTATGATCATTGGTCAAATCGATGTCTTTCTGCACCAATTCCTTGATTTCTTGGAACAACACCCTATACGCATGATCCTGCTTGGCTTCGGCCCTGTGTTGGGCCATAAGGATGAATGGTGCCTGGAAAGCGGCAACCAAGCTGAGAAAAAGATTGAGAAAAATGAATGGATACTCGTCAAAAGCAATAAAATGCAGGAAGGCCAGAGTATTTAGTAAAACCCAAATAACGATGATGAGCAGGCCAGAAAAGATGAATTTCCAAGAGCCGCCAAACTCTGCAACGTCATCAGCTACCCGTTGTGCGAGGGTTCTCTTTTCTTCCATCATGCAGTCCTCCATCAATCCATAGTAGGTCCAAGCAAATCGCCGTATCTGTAAATTAGCTGTTCCATCCATTTTTCCTTGTCTTCTCTGGCTTCTTGAATCAATTTATCGCCATCCAAGGTAACTGGCCCGCCTGGACCTGGAATGGTTCCACCATATTTGCTGCGAATTCGACCAAGCATCTCCTTGGCGTAAATCAAAGCTCCTTCGATCATTGCCTGAGTGACCTGTTTGAAGTCTGGTTGTCTTTGCAGATAATGAACGATAACTGCGTTGCAGCGACACGGAGTTGGATACAATTTGATATTACAATAACCATCAACCCATTCCCAGCCACCAAGTTGGCTTGAAAGCCGAGCATACATCTGTTCGTACTGTTTGTAAAGAACCCATTCTCCAGCACGACCATAAATTGGTTGATTTGGGTCCATCAAGCCACCTTGCATGGAAGCATAAGCTCCACCTGGGTAATAATATTCAATTGGTAACGCACCACCAATGTCTGAAGCGTTAAAAAAGAGACCAGGCTGTTCTCGGTAGAAAACATTTCTCACTATGCCAACATCTGGAGGCATAGTATACACGCTTTTTCCTGGCAGCGTGTTAAAAACATAATAAGTGAAATACTCTCTACCAGCATATTGCTCAAGAACCATTAGGGCCAAATCACATGCTCCGTCCAAGTTTTGATCGTCTAATTCAATTTTCATAACAGGTGCCCCAAGCATAAGAAGCACTGCATCTTTGATTTGTTCACGTACAATTCCACGATTTGGTCTTGGACCTATTTTGCCACACCCCACTGGGTCCGTAAGACCAACGCAGGAAGTGTTTGGGCAAGAGGCAAGAGCATTAAAATCCTTTTGGCTAGGTCTTTTAATGTACAACGTGTTTGATCCGCAATTTGGCATAACTTTATATACCTGATTGTTGATGAAAAATACTCAAACCAGATATATAAACCACAGAGGTTATTACAATATGATAAGACCGTTTTCTTTTATTGACTACGTATCGAAAGATTGGCTCAGTCCAACCAATAGTTTATTCAGAGAATTTGGTGACGGCTCTGATTACGCAGGCTCTGATGCCGTGTCTAAGGTGCCTTTGCTTTTTCACTTTGATCAGGACTGGGCATTTCTGTCTCAGTTTCCTCCAACTTACTGGAAGCAAGCCCTCCACTGGAGATACAATACGGGTCTATTGCAGGCTTCCCAGGCAAGAGAAGAGCATCCGAACAAACACGTCAATGCCATTAAAGATTGGGCACCAGAAGTCGTTTTGGGCAAAAGAGGAAAAGAAATCCATTTTACTGGACTAGAAGGAAAAGGCATTTACACTGGCTACAACAAGATGTTTACTGAATTTGAAAAGCCGGTGAAAAGAGATACAGGATACAAAGCTGGAGTTGATTATGGCTACCAGCCTTTAGCAAACACTTCCGAAGATGGCCCGCCATTACGCAATGTTGACGTATTTGCCAAAACTCCAAATGATGTTCGGCATCATAACGGTGAAACCCATTACCATGCCAACGATTATAAAGATGGCAAAATTGGCATGGACCTGTCTCGTCCTCAAATAATTGATAATGAGTTTATCGATTCTCTGCCAGATGACGATCCTTTTTTGGCTAAAATTAAAGGAGGAGGAACTGCTGCGGAAAAAAAAGCAAAGCTAAAAGAGGAGCCCCCTCACAGCTTGGCCGGTATGCCTGTCATGCGAGACAAGCAAGCTGCTGAAATGATTCAGACGTGGATAAGGGCTCAAGGTCTCGGATTGCTAGGTGAATTGAAAGCAGGTGACAAAGTTCCAGACCCGTTAACCAAGGGAGAACTCACAATAACTCAAACGTCTTCCCCAAAATCCATTTTAGAAAGCTGGCCAGCTTCTGTAGGCAAAAACAAAGGTCAGTGGACCACCCCGAATGGGCAACAAGTTATTGGACAGGAAAAGCCATTAAATGTGCCAGTTATCAATCGCACCATCCACTATTACACAGTAGATGAAAGTGGCAACAAATTACCTCAAAGTAAAACTTACCAAATGCCTGTATTGCTAACCACCACCATTTTGCCAAAATTCCAGTTAACAGATCAGCAAAGACAGCAATTTGCCGATCGTACCGAAAACAAAGCCCAAAAAAGTGGTGCTGTAACCGATGTGGACAATTTGTTAAAAAACTGGGACTTGCTAGCTCCTGAGCAAATCAAAGACCTTAAAGATAATCAACTAACTCAACTTCAGGTATTGGCTCGTCAGGATCATAAAAAAGACTTCGATAAAAAGTATCCTAACCACCGTGCCGCTGAATATTACACTATTGGCATGAACGTCAACAAGGCCAGCAAAGGATTATTCCCTCATAACTTGTCCAGTGAGCAAATGCAAAAAGTTGCTGAGGAATATTTTCCAGAAGACTCGAAAAAACTTCAACATACGCCAAAGTATCCTTGTGCGACTAAAAAAGGCGATACTACTCACTTACCTGGCTGCAATGGTGGTGGATTACAAGGGGAAGCTTATGAAGGCATTGTAGATTACATGAAAGACAATCTTGGATATAATCCGTCAAGAGGTGGCAGCTTTGTCAAAAACAATCCCAAAGCAGGCGTCCTTCAAATGATGGAAGGAGCTTTGCCACAACTTATCGATTTTGCTGCTTCGCAATTGGTTGCAAGACTGAATGATGCTGAAATGGGAATATATGATCCTGATCTTGGGCTGACTGGTCTTAGTCCAGATTTAATCAACAAGCCTGAATCTGCCAGACATAGAAGAATTAGTTGGGTCAAAAGATTCGCTAGAGAGCTTGAACAGGCTTCCCTTTTAGACACCAAGTATGGGACTCGTCGAATCAGAAATAAAATGGGCAGTATGGGTATGGGCCAAGGCCACGAATTGAGTTATGATAAAATAGGAGGAGACGAAGAAGAAACTGGTGGTGGCAATCTTGGTAATGAGAAGGAATTCGCCCACCAAAAAGCTGCCTGGCAAAGAGGTGATGACTCAGACGAGCCAGAAAGTGGAACGCCGTCAAGAACCCCACATGGCACTCCTGGCACTCCTGGTAATAGAACCTGGAAAGCTGCTTCTGATGAAAGTGTAGCCAGACCTGGCTCGCTTTTGCCTAAAATTAGCTATTACACCGACAAATTGTTCCAGCCACTAAGAAATACAATAGGTGAAAAAATTTCTCCTGAATACAAAAAATATGCAGACGATCTAAAAAATGCATTAAAGCGTTTGCCATCAATTAAAGAAACAATGCTTGAAGAAAAGGAACGTGAACTTGCTTCAAAAATAGCCGATCCAGTAAAAAGGCGTGAACAGGCTGAACGTGATGTAGATGAAAACTTTACTCCCGAAGAGCTTAAAAAAAGATTCCCAGACATGTACGTAAGTATCAAACCTTCTGACTTAAAGGATGCTGTAGGTGCAGCCAGGCACTATGGCAAATATGCTGCCAAGCCTGGAGACAAAGATGAAGAAGGGCCAACCAACCAAGATGATGTTACCGAAGGTGGTGTTCCACGCAAGACAATGAATCAACTTCTTGATAACAACATTGACTTTGTTGAAAAATTGCTGAAATATGGCAGTGGAGATATGTATGGAATTGAAAAACATAAGGAAACCAAAGATCTTGTCGTTCAGATGGTCGCTGAGAATTTAACCATACAGGAATTATCTAAAGAAATAGCAACTCCAGAATCCCTAAAAGTTTTTATTGAAAATGATTTGAAATTAGGAAGAAAAGGAGCTAATGACTATTTTGTTAAACTTTGGATGGCATTAAGTGAAGAGCAAAAGAACCCTATTACGCAACAACAAGCAATCACTATTGCTCAAAAATTGCAATTGTCACCGACCGAAGTTACTCAAAAAGAACTTGCACAACAGCCAATACCAATAAATCAACAACAGCAACAGCAGCCACAACAAACTAGAACGGCTGCAATGAATGTTCGTGACTTGGTTGATTACATTTATGAACCAGAACAGCCAGGTGAAAACAAGCAACAAATAGTTAGCAAAATTAGAAACTGGCTAGGAGGCATTGATGCCGCTTACAAACCATCGCTTAAGTCTTATTATGATAAACTAATGGCTCGCATGAACCAACAACCAAAATTAAGTGAGAAAGACCATCTTGTGATTCAATTGATAGGAGATTTCTTAGAAGATGAACCAGCTAAAATTTAAGGAATGGTTTGCACAAATTATCCCTGTAAATGTCAAAGAAGTGGCCGACAAATGGTTTCGACAAGATGGTAGTGCCAAGTACAGGATCATGACCGAAGCTATGATTTTTCAGACCATGACATCGTATGGACTGAATTTAGATCAAGCTGCTAAACTTGTCGAGCAGGCTATACTCTATTACAGTAACGAACATGTGTGCGGCGGGCCTGAAGCTTATTGGGATTTGGTCAACCGCATGAAAAATGAAGTCGGAACCGATGCCATCGTAGGTAGCTGTAAGCCTACTGCTGATTATCAGGTATGGGGAGCATGCAGTGACAAGGAAAATCATGGCCCAAGAAGAAAGAAACGAAAAAAGCATCGGGACTAATTGGTTGGATAGTCTGCAAAATCCAAGAGGATTGGCCATCAAGAAGTTTATGGCCGAACTGCTTAATGAAAAGTATGTTCAATATCAAGATCTCATTTCAAGAATCTCCACATGTATCATAACAGATGGCGACATGATAGCTTTTAATAAATTGGTAAACGACATTCACGAAATAGGATTTACCAGGGCAATCGATGTATACAAGCAGCAATTGACTAACTTGGGCATCAAAGTTACCGTGAAGAAAAATCAGGATTCAGGTCAGTAATAGTGGCAACAATTCTAACAAGACCATCTTGACTCTTATCTACTTTGGAAACTCGCCACCATCGTCTGTCGCCTGTCTTTGGAAAAATCACCGAATCTGCGATTATATCCGTTGTCGCCAAAAGAATAATTCCAACATCTTCCATGTCTTCTAATACGGCTTCAAAAATAAACCGATCTCCATATCTTACTTTCGACCCTTCCTGGTTTTCAAAAGGCCAACACCATACTTGAATTTTTTCAATCTTATCTTCCTCTTCCTCATTTTTATCTAAGGAATCAATAATTTCAATAGGATCTACATCGAATTTGTCCTGCACCTTGTTTGCAGGAGGAGGGGTCGGTGCAACTTTTTGAGGTTCGACCTTTTGAACAATTTGAGGCTCCTTGTTTCGAACTATTTTAGAGTCTTCATTACTTACGAATGTTCCTTTTACGTTGTGAAGAATCAATTTCTCATCTTCATCCCAAATAGTCATTTCAGACATCACAGAACATGGCGAAGAAAGCTTATATGGCTTTCCATCTTTGTTTTTGAGTACCATACTCACTATATATTACATGCTTAGAAATTGCGACGGAACGCCATACAAATTGGCCGGGTCAATGCAACAGTTTGACCCAGAAAACCCTGAGATAAGCTTGTTCAATCTTTACGATCAAGAATTGATGAATATTGCCGGAACACCACTTTTTTATTTTGAATGCATGGTCCAATGGCAAGGAATTGATCAACTATACAGAGAAGATCGCAGCAAACTTTGGAGTACTTGTGAAGTGCCGCTGTATGGGTTTTATGACCCGCAATCGTCGCAAAACTACATCGATATGTTCGGCATTGATAGCCGTGATGAAATCAAGATTGAATTAAACCTCCGTGCAGTCATTAAAGCAATTGGCCACATTCCCAAACTTGGGTCTCGAATATTCACTCCGCATAGACGTGAAAATTGGGTCGTCAGACAAAGAAACATTGCCGAATTTCGTCTATGGAGCGAGTTTAGGTTAATCATAATGGCCGAACGATTCCAAGAAAGTCTTACGACTAACGAAGGCAAAGTCACTCAAAAACAACCAAATATTAGGAAATTGAACTCGGACTTGTTCAAGCGTCCAGGAAATTGTGAAACATCAGGAAGTTGAATTTGGATTGTTTGGGTTTTGTTCAATCTGTTTATAAGTAACCCATTCCCCTTGTTTTCCATAAATGGGCTTGTTTGGGTCTATTTGCTCGCCACATAGATCCTTACGAACGCCTCCTGGATAAAACTTATCAAGCAACTCAATTCCTTCTTCGCCATCTTCTGACATTGGAAATTGTTTAGCAATTTCGTCTTCATCGATTGCTTGATGAGCAGGACAATAAGGAAAGCCAGGTTCGCCGCAACTGGCGCAGATATTCTCTTGCTTACAAGCATTAACATGCTGGTCCATCTCAAACTGTCTTTCTTTAATAATGACTGCGTAAAGATTAAGCATTGACAGAGGGCCGATTGACTTGCCATCTTTCATAAAGCTGATCCTCTCGCCATGAGCCCAGACTACAAATTCCTCAACAAACAATGTCGCATTTTCTTCGTAATTTTCGCTAAACATCGCTTTTCCTTTCGTGAATCACTGACAGATATCTTATTTAAGAGTATCTTCCTATGTGAATTACCCGCCCACAAGGGGTCGGGCTTCTTACTCAACCACTAGCCCACTCATAGCGGGTCTTACAGCAGGACAGTAAGCTAACCCCTGTATTCCACAGGTTCTTATTCTCAATCCTTCTTCAAGGACATTTTCGGCAGAGTTTATGTCTCGGTCATTCATCTCAAAACAATTCCAACATCCCCATTCTTTACAGTGCTTCGGCAAATATTTATATTGCCAACCACACTTGTTGCATAATTGAGATGACGGAAACCAACGACTAACCTTAATTAACTCTCGCCCATACCATAATGCCTTATATGCCAACTTGCTTACAAAGGAAAAGAACCCACAATCAAGTACATCTCTATGTAGTTTCTTTTGCTTCCGGCGTGGCATATCCTCAACAGACACTTTCTTAACCATATTTTCAACACTCAAGTCTTCAACACATATCACTTGGTTTTCGTTGATTATGCGTTTGCTTACTTTATGTAGAAAATCCTCTCTGACATTATGGATATGTTGCTTCTTCTTGTTTAACGCTAACTTCGCTTTATCTCTATTATTGCTTCCTAACTTCTTTCTTGATATTCGTTGTGCTAAAAGTTTACATCGGTCTTTGTGTTGTTGATTAGGACGAGGATTAAGTATTTTGTTGCCATTACTATCTACAATATCTTTAACATTCAAGTCAATGCCAATTACCTCAGCACTCTCTGGCAACGGTTGTATGTGTCTCTCAACTGTGATACTGACATGATATTGTCCTGCTTTGTTCTTGCTGATTGTTGCAAACTGAATTTCACCTTCCAACTTACGATGCAGGATTAACGGTATGCCCTCAAGAAACTTTGCGAAGGTGTTTCAGCTTGTCTTCTGATAACTTGATACTTACTGTTGTCATATCATTCTCCTTTCTTATTGTATTATAGTAAGACAAGAAAAATTTTTCAATAGAAATTTAGCTGATTTTTAGCCGAAGGTGAAGGAACGGTTGTATTCCAAAATTTGTTTAGACGTTGACTATATTATAATATGAGTTAGTCCTAAAGCGGGCTTTCATCCTCTACCACAAGGGTTTGCCTTCGGAGTACCGAAGGCAAACGGCTGTCGCCGTAGATGTTTTCAGCTCGCCAATTCCTAGAAATTAGAGGTGCAATATGACGAATATGAATAATTCGAATACAGAAAAGGGACTTAATGATTGTCAACCTCCCGGCGAAGGCAACAGCGTAAACATTGATCCAGTGCCTAAAGAGTGCGGTTACGATGGTTGGCCTTCACAGAAACAAGTTTTAAGAAACCCTGCTGCTGACTGGAAGATGGGCGGGCCAGGGAAACTGCCACCATCTAGCCAGAGCGGCAGACGTAAATTAGGGGTCGGACAAAGCGGCATATGCGACCCAATTCAAGCTGGCAACATATTTAATGACACGGACAATCCTGACCGTCATACAGTCTACCGTTATAGTCGTAGTCTTCGTGGTTCTAATGAAGCCATGTGGGATCTTTTCAAGAATATTAAAGTAGCTGACGATGACGGCAGACAACATATTGTACCATGTAGCTGGGCAAGCCAAGAAAAAGCTGTGGCGGCAATCCTCCAAACCAACGTTCGCAAGGACAATAGTGCTATTGTAGACCGCATTCGTTTGCCAACAATGGCCATCTATGCTTCTGGCCATGCCATAGACTTAAAAAGATTCACATACCAAAAAGCTCAATACTACTTACCTGGGGTTGATCCTCTTGGTAAATATGGATTTACAAAACAAGAAAAGTTTCCAAGAGATACCATCTTTGGCGTAACCCGTGGACTCCCCGTAGACATAAACTATACTTTGTATATCTGGGCAATGTTCCAGGAGGACTTGGACCAGATATTAGAGCAAGTTATTCTGAAATTTTCACCAGTTGCCTATATACGAGTGCGAGGTGTGTGGTGGGAAATAATTGTCACTATGGATGGTATGACAAACAGTACAGAACTTGAGCCGGGGGATGATAAGCTGCGAGTTATTAAGTACCAAGTGTCGATGACTGCAAAGACCTATGTTCCACAACCAGTTACACGTTACAAAGACGATGACCCTCGTACTAAGTTTCCAATGACAGGTAACGAAATAAAGAACGTCATTGAAACCCTTGATAAATCCATGAACGAATTATGACATATCAAGCGCTATGCTCTGTCGGTCCTTATAAAATAAGCAAAAACTCTTTTTTTAGATGGATACACAATGATATTATTTCTGCCGAAATATTAGTAGCACTTAAGTCAAATTCAATTACGGCATCAAAATTAGCAGAGCAACTAAATGATCAGCTTGGTAGAAAAAATATAATTTATTTTTCGCAACATGACAACAAACTTGCAATCAATTATGATGGAAATCTTAAACTAGCAAGTGTCCAAGATGCAATTTATGAAACAATAGGATTTACTCAATGGGTAGAACCAGCTGAATTGATAAGCAATCCTATTGACAATATTCATTTTACAGACGCTCATAACCTTTTGACAGTTATTGATGGCACCGGCAATTTAGGAATTGACAATCTTATACAAGTAATTAGTTTTAAGTCAATACAAAATAAAAACGCAACAACAGTTGATATAGTTGATTGCATTAATTCACAACTTAAGAATCTTCCAGGAGGGTTCAAGGTTTCAATAAAAGAACAATGTGTTGTAATTAGCACACTTCACAAAGGAATAAATGCAACCATTGCCATTAAATCGATAAGCACCGCAAGAAGCTTATTAGGATTTAAGTCTATAGCATATGGATTTTCAAAAAATCTAATGTGAACTGCCGCTTCAACCAATAGCCAACTCATATCTGGTCTTGCATCATGGCAAGCGGCTATCCCTCTCACTCCGAGAGTTTTTTGTGATCTCGCTGGTCGTTCTCCCAACAGTTCCAGCAGCACCACTCTCGCTTTGCGACCAAGCATCTAGCGATGTAGCGGCTTCGGGCTGGTAAGAGTGAATGCTATAAATTCCTTACAAGATAAAGTGAAATCAAATTTGCACAATGATTCATTTAAGAATACTAAATATTTTTTATTTGCTGAGAAAAAATATAGCTGCTGCCATAGATAACATACTAAAAGACTACGAGGTGATTGATGATCACTTCGCAGAAAGTTTCATCCATATCTGCGATCATATGTTGAAGCAGATAAAGAAATTGGCGTTGCTTCTAAAAAAGGTCTTTGTTTAAAATAGGAGAAAATAATGTCCGCATCATATGCCCCTTTTAATTTGGATATAGGAACCGCTGCCGGAGATATTGTTTCCCAACGTCAGATGGGTCTTGGCTATATCGGTAACCCGTCCCTTGTCTTCAAACGTAAGTTTAGATGGACAATGGAAATTCAATACTGCTTCGATGGCAGTGGATACAACTTCATCGTTGATGAAGCGTTCGTAAAGGTAGCTGCTCGTCCACAGCTAGATATTGAGGAAACGGAAATCAACTACTTGCATGGCAAGTTCTGGATTCCTGGTAAGGTTACCTTCAACGAGATGCAGGTAACTTACTATGACGTAGCAAGTTCCGTCCTTAATGGAGCTAGTAATGACGGTTACAACTACGCCCCAACAAACTGCGATCTCGATCACTCCAATAAAAACAACAACTCTGACTATGATCTAACCAGCGGTGGAGGGGACGGCAGCAATACTTATGGTCCGACGCCGACGAACTTGTTCGGTTGGATTGCTAGCGTGTATGACTTCACTGACCCTTGTAATTTGAGCATGGGCTCTCAGGCTAACGCCTACTCTGGTCAAGGTCGTATCGTATTGTATGATGGTTGCGGTTACCCACTTGAAGGTTGGGTACTTAGCGGCATGTGGCCGAAGAGTGTTAACTTTGGTGAGCTTGATATGGGAAATTCAGAAGAAGTAACGATTGAATTAACTCTGCGTTATGCACAGATTAAATATATCAGCTTCTGCCCACAAGGATCTATCAACAAGTGTGCTTGCCCGACCTGCTAATTGGGTTTTCAAAATCAGTCGTAATCGAAAGGGCGGTGAAATTTTCACTGCCCTTTCTTCTTTTATATCACTACATAAATCAGGAGGATTCATGCCTACGCTTGGATTTATACAACCTGAATGGAATGACGGTGTTGCCAATGTTAACTTTAAGAAAAAGAATTTGTGGCGATTTGTGCTGCCGTCGATTTCTGCAAGTGGCATTAATAGTTTGCCACCATTGAAATCTGCTCGGCCAAGTCTTTCATTCAAAGACATCACTGTCGAACACCTTAATGAAACTATATCTTATCCAGGCAAACCCGAATGGAAACCGATTGCTCTGACTTTGTATGACCTAAACAAAGGAATTGAAAATCCAGTATTTACATGGATTAGACGACTGTATGATGTTCGTCAAAATAACTGTTCTGCCTGGAAGCCGTGTTTGTCAGACCCCACATTTGTTATTCCGCAAGCTTATTTGAACATGTATGACTATTGTGGAAATATTATTGAGACGTGGATTTTGGAACATGTTTGGCCACAAAATATTGAATTTGGTGATTTGGATATGAACAACGGAACCGATGTTTGTATGGTAGATTTGACCCTAAAGTATCATAGGGCGTACATAAACCTACCTAACGTGCCAGCAAATATCAATTTCCCTCCTATGCCACAGTTTGTCTGTGGGGTTCCTCCAGAGCCGACCGGCCCAAATCCAGAAAATATACCTGATTTTAATCAGAATCCAATACAAAGAGGAATGACTGAGCCTGTTGGTATGCACACTCCTGTTAGATTGGCAGAATTTAAGATAAATAGGTGGTGATATATGGTAGCTATGGCAATGGGAGCTTGCTTATTGCAAAATCCCACAGTGATATTCAAGAGAAAGTTTAGATGGCACTTAAGCTTGACTTTCAACTGCATAGGCACGAACACACAGTATACCTATCAATCTGACAATGCCTATAGCTCTAGCAGGCCAAAAATTAGTCGGGATGAAACCGAGATAAACTATCTTGGAATGAAGTACCATATTCCAGGAACCATTGTTACCTACGAACCAATTGAATTAAGCGTATATGACATTACTGGTGTATCTGGACCAGAAAAATTATACTACTGGATTGCATCCTATATGAGGCTTGCACTTCCTTCAAGCGGCCTCACGCCAACAGCTTTTGGCACAATTGTATTAAACATGCTTGATGGTTGTGGCAATACAATAGAAACCTGGACATTAAGCGATGTATGGCCCAGTAGTGTAGATTTTGGAGATCTTGACATGCAAGGCAGCGAGCCATGTATGATAAATCTAACAATAAGATACAATCTTGCGGAACTACAAGTGTCAAATCCACTCAATTGCACACAATACCTCAGCCTATCTTCGTGTTGTGCTGCACCACTTACAGACATTACTAACTTGGGTGGTAGCGTACAAAATTACCCGAGTATAAATGATAGCACTTCATTGGGAGCAGCTGACGTTGATGGTGCTGGTGTAACTGACGAAACTTATATTGGTGCGTCTGAGGAAGATGTTGGTGTAACTGACGAAACTTATATTGGTGCGTCTGAGGAAGATGTTGGTATAACCGACGAGACTAATCTTGGAGCGTTTGAGAGTGATAATGGCATAAATGACAAAACTGATATTGGTGCATTTGAAAGTGATATCATCAAATATAACGGTAGTAATATATTTGAGCCTCCATTAGATAACATAATACCAAGACCATGAGTAATTATTGAAAAAACGACCAATCCTGCTTATATATTAGCATGGGACTTATACCTTCAGGGGCTCAAGAATTGTTCTTGGGTAAAATCAAAACTGTCTTAAATGGCGGATCTTTTGGATCTTGGGCTTGGACAGCAGCGTTATATGGTGGAACTAATATAACACCGCAATTATCTGATGATTATGCTGTTTATTCGTCAGCAATAACTTACGCCTTATCTGGTGGTAGTGTTGGCACTGAGAGTTTAGACGATTGGGGAACTGTTGTTCTTGATGGAAGTAATGCGGCAACAATGGTACATGCCGCTATAACCTTCACTTCAGCAACAACTACTGTTCCAAATATTTATGGTTATTGCGTCTTTGATGATTCGGACGGTTTGATATATGCTACCCAATTTACAAACGGACCTCTGACTATTGCTCCAGGCTTACCAATTACAGTTGTGCCGCAATTTACATTCTTTGATGATAGTCAGTGTTATGGGTCTTAAGTTATTCTTCGTCGTCATTACTTAGTATTTTTCGACATGCCTTAAGAGTATCTTCAAGTTGTTTGTTGTTACAACCTTTAACTCTACATATTCCGCTCTTGTTGACCCTACCCTTCTTGGTATAGCATTGACTTTCATTACTAAGCATGGTGTCTACAAAATCGCCATAGCCATGATCAATTAGTAATTGGATCTGTTCTTGTTGTTCAAGAATATCAAGGGTGCTTTTTGCCATAATTCTCCTCTAAAAAATTAATTATAATGTTGTTTGTCTCGCTCAATTTCCAATAAGGTATTAAAACGACATTGAAACTCAATTAATCCTATAATTTTATTATAGTCATCAAAGACCGCAAAATCAAAAGGCAGTGGTCTTTTGTGCTTGCAATCTTTGAATTTGTATTCTTTTTCAATCACGATATCTTGCGTCATTACAAGTTTTCATCTTTTTCCTGTTTTTTCCTGAAATTTTTGACTTATTTTCGAGATGATCATGAAATTTCTTCTTCAGTTCATTGTAGTTGCGGGCTGACCTGTATAGCTGTCTATAGTGGTTTAAAACACAAGTTGTGAGATAATTAAAACATTTTCCCTTCTTGGGGTCAAAATAGTCTAATTTTTCTAGGCAAATCATAGCAAATTCTTGTGTCGCATCATCTGTATCAACGAAATGAAATTTGCGATAACGGATTATGTTTTGAGCAAGGGTAAGAAATTGTGCCGCCAATTGAGCATGTAACATATTAAAATCAGTAACCACCTTATTATATTCCAAACGTTTCAACGTAAGTAGTTGTTCTCTTTCTATTGACGGTTCTCTGATCGCTACAGATTTGGTCAAATCGCCTAAAATGAGTTCATATTTGAACTTGTCTTTCTTGGCTTTTTTGAAATTGGCAATGTTGCCTTCCAGGATTTTGTTGTTTAGGTACTCTGTCTTCAAAATACTCCTAAAAAAAAAGATATTGGGCTAGGTATCTAGTCGTCACTATGTTTTTTTAGATATCTTTTTTTACCTTTCTTCATTATTTTCTTGCTACTATTATAATGTGGACTTAATGAAAATACTAAGCGACCTGATTAAAAATCCAACAGTGCCAAGGTTTTACAGACAATTAAGGGATTATTACGCCTCGCAACACATGATCAACGAGTCTGAGGCTTTGACGCATTTGCTTAAGTTGAGATTTCAAGAGGGAAACAATGAATCTTACGACTCACATAGTTCTTCGTCCACAAATCAATCCAAAACAGACCTTGACATCTCTGGCTCGGTTAAAGAATAATATCCTAACTGTCGATCTTGGAACCAGTAAAGACTTAGCTGTCGTTCGTAACCAAATGCTTCAAGAAAGCAAAACAGACTGGAACCTGTATATAGAACCTTGGGAAATACTAATGCCCGATGATGACATAGAATCCCTTATCAATGGGCGTCCGCACGCCTATCGCATGACCATATTGTCTGGAGAATCAATCAGAAAAGAGGTTCGTTTGTGGCACAAAGGCTTGAATTGCAGTTTTGTGAACCCAATTTTTGAAACATTGAAGACAAGTATTGAGGAGTTTTCTTGTTCAGTCATATGGGAGAACAAAATTGATAGGCAAGACGAGCTTAAAGAATTGCTTGGTTGTTGGGAAAAAAGTCAACCTTTCTCGCAAGACATGAAATATTTCAAAGCGTTGCAATCTTTGACTGCTGGCAGTTATAAAGAGTTCGTCGGTCTTGCCAAGCAATGCCTTTTACAACAAAAAAAGGTCATAGCCTGTTCCATGTTGAGATACTACCTAGGAGTAATAAGCTGTCTTGAGTTGAATTTCAATGAAGCCATTCAACAGGCTGCAATGTGCATTGCGGCGAATCCTCTTATGGCCGAGTTTTGGTGTTTGCTTGGAGATATATTCTTCAAGGCTAATGATTTAACCAGGGCTGAATGCTTTTACAACAACGCCAAAATACTAGGAGCCAGGCGTCTTAATGATGACGCCTGGCCCATGCATATCCCTAAATACGAAGAGTATCCTTCTTTGATGATTCAAAAATGCAAGATTATGCCTGCTGAGTAGCTATTGACAATATTCGGCATATTTGATACATTCCTAACAATGAAAGTAACATGCACAGAATGCAGCAAACGTTTCAACAAAAGGCCAAGCAGAATCTCTAGGTATACACATCATTTTTGCTCAAAAACCTGTTATACTTTGCACATCAGCAAGAGAATAACCACTATGAACGGAGACCGCCATAGAGTTTGTTTGAAATGTAAGCAAAACAAGCATGAGTCATGTTTCTATCTTTACAAAGACAATAAACTTACATCAACATGTAAAGTTTGTAAAAATGAATATGATAGAACACATCAAAGAACTCCTGACTATCTTGCGAGAAGAAAAATTGCGAAGAGAGAACCACATAATAGGTGGCGTAATTCAAAAATTCGTGCCCAGCAAAAGAATCTTTCTTGGGAAATAACCGAACAGTCATATGTCAATTTAACCAAACAGCTATGTTTCTATTGTGATGGGCCACTTGAAGAAAGTGGTATTGGCTTAGATAGAAAAAATAGTTTAAAAGGGTATGTGCCTGACAATGTTGTCCCTTGTTGCAAAAACTGCAATCAAGCCAAAAGTAATGTTTGGACTTTTGAAGAAGCCATTGAAATTGGCAATCTATTCAAAAAGTTAAGAGAAAATAGACTTAAGGCACAACCACTGGCGGTCCAATAGCTTGAGCTAATTCTTGCAACATCTCTTCGCCAACAGGGACTCCCCAGCCAGTGCAAGCATCCCACCCCTTAGCAGATTTATAAGCTCCATTGTTGCCTTCTGTGATATCACGAATGCAATGTTGATGATATTGATATAAAAATCCAAGAAAAAAGTTCGCATTACCGAGTGCTTCTTTTAGCAAACAGTATAATCCAGCAAATAAAGGGGCACAAGCACTTGTTCCGCCGATTGGTAGCCATTGTCCGGCAATGTAGCAATTGTAGCCCGTGTTAGGATCTGCATTGCCTGCGATATCTGGAACTCCTCTTTGTTTATTAGAAGTGAATCCTATGTGTGATTGATAGCTTGGACGGCCAAATATTGCAGAGAATCCTCCACCTGTCGCACCGCCCTGAGAGCCATCGTTCCAAACAGTTTCAGACTGAATGCCGCTACTACTTACGTTCCCGATAAGTGTTGTGCCGCCGCAGCAAATGACATGGGGACTCGATCCAGGAAAGTCCACATGTTGGCCAGATTCTCCATCACCACTGCCGTTATCGCCAGCGGCGACAAATATTGGGATATTCGTTGCATGAAAAACAGCATCGTAAGCATGCATGTCTGAAGGGGACCATTGGTTTTCTGGACCTCCCCAGCTAATGCTGATTGCATCTACTTTGTCAGCAATTGCTGCTTTGATTGCATTTAAGAAGCCATCATTGGAGTTAGGAGCAAAATAAACAATACCCTCTGCTTGCGGGGCTACTGCTAGTCCAACCTCTATGTCTAAAGTAACTTCCCCTTGTGCCCCATTGATGCCGTCTGGAGAATTGGTAGCCCCATCGATAAGACGGTCTTTTACTATAGGGACAGGTAAGTTCAACGTATGAAAGAAAGTATTAAGGTCACTTTTTGCGTAACCGCCGCCAAGCTCAATAAATCCAATTTTGCATCCTTTCCCAGTACGTTTTGGGAACTTGTACAACTCTGCTACTTGAGTTGGATAGTAGGAAAGGGACTGAGCCGCTGAAAATTTGATCTTTGGAAAACGAATATAGGATTTAATCATACAGTTATTTATGCTGTATGATTAAAAATCTAATTCATTAACAATAACTGTCACCTGATCTTGATAGCGTGCTAACGCTATTTGCTTTCTTCCAGCAGAGAGTTTTTTGAGAAACTTTTCCAATTCATCAATGTGGCACGAAAATACTGACCAATTATTTTCTACAAGCTTGCCAATTTCATCAACAATCTGACGATCTGGATAGTAAGCTTGAAGCTCCTTGCGTGCATGTTTTAATGTGTTACGATACACATCCAGGTTGCAAGAACAAGAAGGATTTTGTTCATATTTTTGGATATCCGCTTTGAGTATCGGTGGGAGGCTGGCTCGGAACTTCGGGTCCGAGAATGCCATCTTGATCTCTCTCAGACTTACTTGCGTCATTTTTCTTTATCACCTCAGTTATACTCTTGGGACGAATCAAACGTCCACAGCCTGGACATTTGAATTGTTTGGGCAAGTGAATCATTTCTGGAGCTACGATCTTCTTTTTAGCAGGATCGTATTGAGGTATGCCACGCTGAATTGGCGACCTTTTGTATTCCCTCAAGCCTCCACAATCCGAACCGTCTGTTACCTTGTTGTAACCACAATAGTCACAATATAACCTGTAAAATGCAATAGTATTATCTGCCATATTACCTCCAAGCTATTTAGGAGATTCGTCTGGAGATTCAGGTGGCAAACGGATAATTGTCTGAGCTTCAAGATAATTAAATAAAATTGCCACGCCCATTGACAAGAGGCTGCCCGCAGGACCGCTCAGTAACATATATTTCCAATTAGGATAATAAACGATGCTGCCACAAAGCAACCCTGTGTAGAATGCTGAGCATTGATGGCAACTTAATACATCAGTAATGAAATTGGACTTATCTCTAAACCAATCACGAATTGGTGCGGCTATTTTGCCGTCAACAAGGATGTGTGCGAACCCAACTGATGCCAACATGACCAAAACTAACTCTGCCATTAAATTCTCCTCTTATGATGATAAGGTCTCTTGAAATACTTGGGAGCGACATAATTTTTCGTTACTGTTTTATAGTTTAAACAATCAAAATGGATGTACGGTTTAACTATATCAATGAAATCAAGATAGTTTCTCCTGCGAATTTCGATGACATGGCCAGTTTGATCGAACCATACATTTGTTTCTAGCTTGAATCCTTTCGATAACTGATACGATAGATAATCAACATATTGCTTATCAAATCCATGCGTGCATAACCTTATCCGTCCATGTTTTTGGTCGTTGCTCCCATCGTCGCAATACCAAATAGCCAACATTAATGGAGTAATTTCTAAATCAGTTGGCACAACTTTTATTTTCCATCCATGTTCATCCAAAACAAATTGTCCTTGATGGTCTAACAGATACCACTTCTTATCAAGAGAACAAAAAACACGATGGTGGATAGAAGAAAATTCCTGATGCAGAGTTCGCTCTTGAGAACAACCAACAATTTCTCGGCCCTCATGAATTGGCTTGCAGCTAAATTTTGGATTAATTGAACATGAATATGGATGTAATTCATCAAACATCCATTGCAAATATTCAAGATTATCATTACTTTGAGATTTTCTAAAGTAAGAATTCTTTTGTGTCTTTATAGATCCATCTCCTAACATTGACCCGTTAATGATCTCTAATTGTCTCCACGATAGTCCAGGCAGATTCTCACGTATCCTAGCTTTAGGCAGGCATAAGGGTCTAGCAATATATTTGTAACTTTTTCCTGTGAGGATGTCATTAAAAGATGCCTTGGATAATCCAAAAATTTGCCTAATATCTTTGCGTTTTAAGTTAGGATTACTTGCCATGACCACCATTTGTCTGATTTGGGCTTCGTTAAGCATTGATCTGCTGGCCTCCTTAATTTTGCCATGTATCTATTACGCAATTTGCAGGCAAAAAAACTACCCCTCGTCCTTCAGGCTGAGCTTTCAAGAAAGGCATCAGTTTTTTCTTGCAGGTTGCAATTGAATCACAGGTATCTACTCTAATTACCATCCAACTGTTCACTGGTTTGTTGAGATCAACCCAAACCCAACTATCATCTATAGGCTCATCATCATCTGACTTTGTGATAGTTTCAGCTAATGATTTGATCATGTCTTCGCTGACCAATTTACCAAGAATTTCTTCTAATTTGTTTTCCATAATTATCTCCACATGCTTATATACACCTTGTCAACATCTCGGCTAATTGTGAAATTAGCAAACCCCTCTACATCTGATAATAAGCCGCCAAGTCTTTCAAGGTCAAGTGGAAATAATATATTCTTGACAATGTTGTAGTTCAGTTTATCAATTACTACACTATCTTGGAAATACTCTTCGAGAACACGAATGTGTTCGTCGCTCATTAAGTTGATCAGGTCAAGTTTAGACTTGGTTCTTAATGAACCAAGGGCTGGAAGTCGGTAACTTAAATGCCATTGATCAAACAGATGTTGGAGGTCAGGGAGCAACTTTCTTAGTTCTGCTTTCTGGAAGATTAACTCTTCAACGTTTTTGAGATTGATGACTATCATTATTTTTGCCAAAAAAAAAATAGAGTTCGTTACTCTAGTGAATAGACACAAGTATTGTAATGCATAAGCAGTGATACAAGCAAATTTGAAATAAGGAGAAAATTATGTCTGATGAACTGCCTGATTCTATAAAAAATCGTCCCGATGGTGGCCCTGAAATGAAGGGACCAATCCCAGCAGCTATGAAAGCTGCCTTAAGAGCTGTACGTCAGGACCGTGGCGTTAAAGATGCCGATGGCGAGGGTAACTCGAAATCCGGTATGAAGTTTGCCACGCCGAAGGGAGGAGCCAGTCAAGTCCGTGCAACTGGCAGTCCAGACCTTGAAAGGATTGTCGAAAAAATGGCTGGCGTTTGTGCCGTTTATGATGAAGTTGTTTTGCCTTCTCTTGGCAAGTTCTATAATGGGAAGGATGGTCCAACTGATGGCACCATACACATTAGACCAATGACCGGCGAAGAAGAGCAAATCCTAGCTACGCCGAAATATGTTCGTAAAGGTCATGCTATTGATATGATCTATCAACGATGCTTAAAAGAAAGCTACCCACCTCATGAACTTCTTTCCATTGACCGTACCTACCTGCTAATTTGGCTTCGGGGTATTTCTTATACTCCTAAGTATGAAGTTGAGGTTCGTTGTCCAGATACAGACAACAAATTCCAGACAGAACTTGACTTGAGAGAAATCGAAGTCAATTATTGTCCTGAAGATTTTGGACCAGAAAACCTTCAAGGAGTTCTTCCAAGAAGCGGATTGCGTTTCGAATACCGTCTATCCCGTGGCATTGACGAACGACAAGTTCAAGATTATCGTGAAAAGCATATCAAGGCTTATGGCGATCAGGGCAGCGATGACACTTTGACTTATCGCACGGCCCTTCTTTTGAATAACATTGATGGGCTCAAGGCTAAGCTTGAATTGCAAGTATTGCTCAGGAAACTTCCTATTCAGGATGTCAATTACCTACGTAATATCATTTCTGAGCCACCATTTGGTGTCGATACCAAGGTCAATATCTTTTCGCCGTATACTACGAACGAGTTTACGATTGATCTTCCGCTCGAAGCAAATTTTTTCTTCCCACGGCTGCGGAAGAAGAAGAAGGACGAATTGGAACCGAGCCCGACCCCGACAAACGAAGTCTCTTAATGCAGTTGATGGAGGAACAGTTCTTCTTCCTCTATCACTTACGAAGAAATCGCACAGAATTTTTGCAGTATCCTATCATGGAACGCAAATGGCTAATTGAAAGGTTTATAGCCCAGAAGGAGAAAGAGCATGAAGCTATTGAGAAGGCAAGGAAGAAAAAACACTAAACTTCCAGTGTTTTTGAAGGTTTGACTTGATTTTTTCTTGCTCCTATAATAGATAAGAAATGGCTTATTTTTATAAGGAGCAAGAAATGGAAGAAAAAAGATATTGTGCTTGTGGATGCGGCGGTGAGGTTAGGGTATGGAAGAACAACAGAACAAGCTCGTTCTTGCGTGGACACCACATGCGTAATCGTGAGTATCAAATCCCACCATCGGAAAAACATTATTGCAAATGTGGCTGTGGACGTGAAATAAATCCATTGCCAAGCGGACATATCAGAGATTATATCTGGAACCATCACACCAAAGGTGTTGTGTTCACAATGGAAAAAAGGATTAAACGAGTAAAAGATCGCTGGAGACGTGATCCAATATTTAGTCCGTACATTCCAGATACATTCATAAGTTGTAAAGGTAAAAAAGGTAAAGACAAAAGATGGTTCGCTTGTGTAAGAGAAAATAACAAAAGTACAAGTGTCTTACACGCACGGGCTGTATACGAGCATTATTTTGGAGACATTCCAGAAGGATATGTGGTTCATCATAAGGATGGCAAACACAGCGAAATAACCGATGACCGTCCTGAAAACTTGATGCCACTTCCAGACGAATGGAATTTAAGGTTCTTTCCTGTATTGGCAAAAGGTTTTGGAATACCAGAAGAAACAGTAACTGAAACTTACTTATCAATCTTCGACAAAACTTTAACTAAGGAAGCCTTATTCGCTAAACTTTGCAGTGCATTGATTGAAATAACAGGGAATGCCACGGAAGGCATTCCTTTTTTATTGGAGGCGGTATGAATAAAAGTAAGTTTGAATGGGTTATAGGTTTCTACGATCCTATTAGCAGAAGAACTTTGACTGACAGGATGTTCGTTAAACTTAGCAACAGGCCATGTGATGAATCGTATCTTTGGGAAGGCTGTGGTAATTATTCAGAGAACTTGAAAAATCTTCCCAAAGTAGCCTGGTGTGGCTCAATTAGCGGCGTAGACAATGATATTCTTATGTCGCTCCCTGAAGATGTAAGTGCCGTCTGCTATCTTTATGATGGCCTAGGTGTCCTTATGGAACGAATAGAACTTAAAAAGGTAAACTTCAAAGAAAATTCCGACGAAAAAATCTCTATCACGGCAGGCGAAGTTAATCAGGAGTACATATGGAAACACTAGATTTAGACCTCACAAAGTTTGAAAATAGACCTATGACCTTATTTGCCATTAAAATGTACAAAAAAGAAATACAGGTCGAAAAAGAATCATTGGCCAAGTTGACCTTAACTCCCAACATAGATCGTGCAATCTTCATTAAAAGGCCATCCGAATACCAATTTCCAGATATTGATGCAATCAAACTCTTTTCAATAAGCAGCACAGGGGAAATCAAAAAGGAATGGCCAATCATCAATGTAAAGAATTTGAAGGCAGAAAAATGGCTCGACTTTCCTGACGGAAGGTCTGAGTTTAGAATAACAGTAAAAGAATTCCCACTGGAGAAGATATGACGCCAGAACAGCTACTACAGCCGATGATGAACGGAGACGATAAGGAAAATAAGAATCACGTTCCACATGCCAAAGCAGTTTATCAATATTTCAAAGGTGAAGTTCCAAATGAATTTGTGGTGCATCATAAAAGCGGACAATGCTCTAAAATTGAAGACGATCATATAGATAATCTGATGCTGCTTCCTAATATATGGAACATGAGATATTTCCCTCTTTTATCCAAAGGGTTTGGTGTGCCAGAGAAAAAAATAACTAATGCGTATATTGAATGCAGCAATCAATCAGACAGCGACCAAGAGTTATTTGTTAACATATGTAAATTCATAATCAAAGAAGAAAATTTATGATCAAACAACGTTATCAAAATCCAGTCATCGGCGACACGGTTGTCCTGCAAATGTTCGTTTTGAATTCCAACAACAGTGCATCGCTATTGGCGGTTAACGCAGTCAGCATCTATTACTTGGACCCTACAGGCATATCTCCTGCCAATCCAGATGGTAGAACCTTAATTCAAACAATTCCTGGGTCTAGCGTAACCAACCCGGAAACGGGACAATACATTCTTAACCTTTTTGTCGATCCGGCAATTTACACAAACACGGGCCGTTACATTGATGAATGGGACGTTGTGTTCCAGCCAGGAGATCCATCAACCACTATTGATCACTTGTTTGTTATCTATCAGGATTTATGGTATACGACGCCTATTCCCATAGTCTATGATTTCAGCTTCTACTTCCAGCCTAACAAAATGCGTCATGGGTGCAAGAAATTCATTGAGATTGAGGTCATTCCTAATGTCCCCAGAGCTACCGATCTTGATGCCTATTATCAAAATCTGTGTACTGCCGCTGATGTCAGCGTGAGTATTTCGAGACATTGCGGAGATTGTTTGCCATGTGAGGAAGACCTTAGAATAATAGTAGAAGATGACCCGACACAATTTAGAGAAAACAACCGGGCATTTTATTTCATAGACACTGAAGAACTTGGCTGCGGTGTTTTTGATGTGTGGTTTAAGTTGTGTTTCGGAGGCAATACTTATGTAAGTGAGAAAAACCAGTTGCTTATTTTTCAATAATTGAGCATTTCGTGGTGTAGGTTAAACAAGGAGAGAATCTATGGGAGCGACAAGTGTTACTGGAGTTGGTGATGGCAGAAGCGAACATATTAGCATTGGAGTATCAAAACTAATTGGCCCTCGTTGGGATGATAAAAAGGAAGAACAGTTAAAAAAAATTCAAAGAGACATAGTGATTATTGCTGTATTCCAACTCATTCAGTTCATAGTTTTTATGTCTATGCTAACCATAAAATAATCATATGAAACAGGTAACAATTAAAGACGTAATTGCTGACTCTATGGATGAGTTAGAATCTCTTTATGCACGAAGCTTTCTTTTTCTTCTCTATACAGAAAATCATCGTGATATTCACAAGTGGATAAAGCGACTCAAGACAGATTATGTCAAAAAACAAATCTACATCGAAATATACGAAGATACTCAAGGGCAAACCAACGCTTTTCTGGAATCCTTGCAGAGCAACAAAAACAAAGAGAAATTACATCTGGATCATCTGAACAAGAAAAAGGAAGTTATATTTACGATGTGCTTTGCTGGCCTGACATTAGCTAAGCACTCCGCAAAATATGATTATGGCAGCAGCAGCAGCGTCCTGACCCATCGTATTTTGCTTGAATACAAAAAAATTGAAAGAAAAATAGCCGAAAAGGCTACATAATTTGCTGTTGTAAAACAGTTGTCCTCGGCGGGTTGACTCACCGCCAAACTTAACTGCCCAACTGAGGACTAGGGTTTTAACGAAAAGGAGAGTTATGGTGTACAGCAATCACTTCGTACTTTGCATCCTCGTAAACGGCAAACCACAATCAGAAAGAAAAGACGGTATAATTCCGATCCCATTAGGATCTGAATATAGTTTACGTCTACGCAATAAAAATTCCCGAAGATCCCTCGTCAAATTTTCAATCGACGGGGAAGACGTAAGCGGGCCAGGTTACATTATTCCTGCCCATAGTGCCATTGACATCCATCGTCATTTTGACAAGGATAGATGTTTCAAATTCGTGTCTATTGACAGTCCAGAAGCTATCGATCATGGCAAAAACGATAACAGCGATGGATCAAAAGGTGTTATCCAGGCTAGATTCTATTTGGAAAAGGCCCACTACACGCCTCCTTGCAAGTGGCCTACCGAAGAGCATCACCATCATCATCACTATTATCCACCATCGTCACCTGTCATATTGCCACATCCGACTCCTTGGCCTCATCCATACACAACATGGTGTGGTAATAGCAATCCAGGGTCTTTACTTAGAACTTGCAGCAATTCACCAGAAGCATCAGGAAGCTGGAGCAACAAAGCCGCCAGTGACGTGTGGCCAAATCTAAGCAACCCTGTTGGCACGGCGAGCAACATGTCTTTCAATGAAGGTTGCACCATAGAAGGTGGATCAACTGGACAAACTTTCAGAGAAGAATGGTTTGACTCAGAAAGTGATTTTGTTACGATACGATTGGTGCTTAAAGGAATTGACAATGCATGCCCAGTTGTAGTATCATCTTCAAGTGAGGAATACTGCACTCGTTGCGGTGCAAGACGAGCAAGAAAAGCTGACCGCTTCTGTGGTGCCTGCGGTAATAAGTTGTAAGAAACTAATTTCTCACACACAAAGGCAGTCAGTGACTGCTTTTGTGTGTGTGTGCTGTTGTTAGATTCACCTTAGAACGAGGCACAGAAGTCACATGGCAGCCACGCAACTCTTGAAAATAGACGAGTAGCCACTTCACACAACAGATTTTTGTGGTATAATGCTGAAAGAGGTCGCCAACAAGGCTGGCTTTTGACAAAACGCCGTGACCTTTCTCACATGCCCAAGGAAAGCAAACGGTACAACCTAGTATGCTACGAGCGAACCATGCTTTCAATTGATGAAGTCCTGAAGCGTAAAGAAGATCTCCATCCCGACCTGAAGCGATACATCATGAAGGCAGGCCCCCTTGGCCCCATGCTGAAACACCCCCTCGTCTTTGACATCTCTTATTCAGAACAGTTGCACGCCATGTACAATGAGCAGCTGAAAGTCAAACAAGAATACATTGATCAGAGAATCAAAGACGGAAATTTCAGCGGAGCCATCTGGCTATACGAGCGACCTTACCGATTTGATATCTTCATGCAACACATGTGCCATTTGTCCGATGCAGATTATTGGTCAACTCTGGCTGACCTCTGGACCGATACGGAAAACATGTGGCAATACAAGAAAATCATCCATTATCTTCTGCTGGGGCGTCCCGCAAGTAATGGTCCACGCCAGATGATGAACAAGGATGAAAAAGCCTTCTTCAAAAACCTTCCCAATGAGGTTGTCGTCTACCGTGGCTATCAGACCCGTAACCGTCAAGGCTACGCTTGGAGCTTGTCACCAGCCAAAGCCCGTTGGTTTGCCAGGAGATTCAACCATCCAAAGTGGAATGTTGTCAGAGGCGTCATCAAAAAGGAAGATATTACCGCTGTCTTTCTCAGGAGAGGTGAATATGAGGTCGTCACATTCCCAAGAAGTGTCAAAAAACAAGTGATTGTCACTTCTTTGCAACGGCCCGACTGGCTCGAAAATATCCTGAACGAAACCAAGAAACAATTCGTGTTGCCATTGAGAACTACCCATCATGGTCCAGAACACTGGGAACGTGTCGAAAGCAATACCATCACGATTTGCAGAATTAATAACGCCGACGAGGAAGTTTGCCGACTCTTCGCCGTTTGCCATGATTGCAAGCGTGAAAACGAGAATGAAGACCCTGGGCATGGCCACCGGGCCGCTGATTGGATCAAGAAGAACATGAATCTGATTCCTCTTGACGGCGACCGACTCGAAAAGCTACTGTATGCCTGTCGCTTTCACAATGATGGGAAGGTTTCTGAAGATCCTACCATTGGAACGTGTTGGGATGCAGACCGGCTTGATCTGCCAATGGTTGGAATTACTCCCGATCCCAAGTTTTTTTCCACCAAGACGGCAAAGCAACTTATTTGGAGAGTGTGATGCATAAGTCTCATGCGTTTGACGGTGTTGAAGATAAAACCCTGCTCGAATCTCTGAATGCCTGGCCCCCTGAAATGGTTAGCTGGCAAAGAGATGCTGGACTTATCAAGGCACTGAATATGCTGTGCAAGAAGTTTGGCTATGGTGCCGTGCTGCACATGGCAGCACAAATCGAAGACATCTGGAGACACCCTGAAAAGGTCGAAGATTACAAAAAAACCAATGCTGAACATCATGAGTTTGTAAGAAATACGACCAAAAAACATCTTGCTGGCTTACCCGGACCTTTTGAGAAAATATGAATCCTCGGCTGTCAAGAAGTCATTCAGAGCTATCACGGACCAATCCCGATAAATGAATCGGAACGGCCAATCCGTTTTGTTGAGATCTGCTGTCTTCAATATCACTAGCCAGGGGCGTCTGTCTTTCTTCCAGGCAATGACTGGTTTCCTGCCAGTGCGATTGCCTTCTAGTTCTACTTGTTTGATAAAAGAATCAAGTTCAGCACTGCCGCCGCCAAAGATAGAGTTGAAATCAATATCGTACCCACCCTTACTCTCAAATGTCCATAGAAATCCTTCAGGTGTTACAATATCACCTGTAAAGGTGTCTTGGGCACATTTAGGCATATTACCAACTTGCCACACACGATTTCCAGAACCAATAGTACGGCTGAACCCTGGTCCGAATCTTTCAGAAAGTATCTTGCAGAGACTTCTTTCTGTGCGTTTTCCCTTAGTTCCAGAATTTTTCTTTTTCTTCTTATTTAGATTAGCTGTAATATCTTCTATTTCCATGTCTTAAAAGAGTAACTATTGTGACATTTGAGGCTGCTCATCACCTTGGGGCTGTGGTTGCTGCTGAGGTTGAGGTTGTTGTGGCGGTGGCGGTTGTGTCGGCTCTGGCTCTTCTTCTGGTTCTGTCTTGACAGGCTGTCCGAGTTTCTTCATGAGCTTCTTCATTTCTAGCCGCACACTTTGTAGGGTTTCACGAAGATCACCTTTCTCATCGATGGTTTTCATGATGGCAACGCCGCACTTTTGCAGCATTCGCAGCGACTTGTAGTCGGTTCGAGTCCAGCTTTGATGAAGAATATTTCTGATTTGATTGACGATGCCTTCAGAATTGCGAAGAAGTTGCCTTGCTCCCACTTGCTTTCCTGCCGAGATCAAGTCTTCAACTGCATCTAAAACATCCTTGACTCGATCTGCCAAGAATTGTTTGCCTTCATTTAGAAGGTATTCCTTAAACTTGATTTTCATACCATTATGTATCCTGCCTATACAATAGTTGCGTGAGGAGGAATTTTATTCTTCTTTTTCAATATTTTTTCTATTAATTGCTGCTGACATTAATCCAACAAAGGGGGGTGATGGATTTGTTAATCTTGACTTAAACTCAACGTGTCCTTGAAAAGCAATAAAGAATGGATGGACGCTTCGATCCATTTCCATAACTTCAATTAGGCCGCTAATTGGCTCTCGGCCTGATACCTTAAAGCCTTTTGTGGAAAACTCTGGATTATCCGCATAAAAAGGATTGACCTCAAAATGATGACGATGCCGCTCACCGATCAATTTCTTTTTGTACAGATCCATTGCCAAACTGTCTTTTACTAATTCACAATCGTAGGCCCCTAGCCTCATCGTGCTAAGCTTCCCGGTTGACCCCTGGTGACCTTTGACAAGGTGAATGACCTTGTGCGGTCCTTGCGGATCAAATTCCTCGCTGTTAGCCTGAGTTATACCACGGCTTCTCATGTATTCAATAACTGCACATTGAAGCCCCAAACAAATGCCCAGGAAAGGAATCTTTTTTTCCCTGACGTATTTGATAGCCTTGATTTTCCCTTCAACTCCACGCACATCGAAGCCGCCAGGCACAATCACTCCGTGAATGCCCTCAAAACGTGGCCAGACACCACGCATATCTTTGGCCTGGTCTATTTCTTCGGCAGAAATCCAATGAATATTGGCCTTTACATTAAGGCTGACGGCAGCATGATAGATGGCTTCTTTTAGTGAAAGATAAGCCTCGTCACAATTGTCATACTTGCCAACTACAGCAATTTCAACACTAGGCATTTCCGTGCTGACGTATTTTTCTACTAAATCCCTATACTTATAGATACGACATCCGTTCCTTTTCAGGTGAAACTTGTCTGCAATCAGATCGTCTACATGCCGATCATAAAACGAGATAGGCACTTGATATATGGTCTGCACGTCTGGTGCATCAAAAATAGCTTCACGGGGCACGTTGGTTAGGCTGCTGATTTTATCAAGAATCTTCGTTGGCATTGGCCGATCAATACGGCAAAACAATATCTCTGGCTGTAAACCGAACCCTTGTAGAGTTTGAATGCTTTGTTGAAGCGGTTTGGTTTTGAACTCCTTGATCGTCGGAACCCATAAGATAGGTGCCACCATAACGACCAATACATCATCCCAGTTCTTTTGTTTGAATTGACGAACCGCTGCCAAGTAGGGCTGGCTCTCAATATCGCCTACAGTGCCGCCGATCTCTACAATTACAATGTCTGCATCTTTGCCAAGATCTAGCAACTTTTGCTGAATCTTGTCTGTCACATGAGGAATAACTTGAATGGTTTGGCCTAAAAACTTACCATCTTCTTCGTCATGAAATATCTCTTTGAACAACGTGCCGGTTGTCAAAATGTTGCGACGGGAGACGTTGATATTGATGATACGTTCATAGTGACCAAGATCAAGATCGGTTTCGCTGCCGTCATCACACAGAAAAACCTCACCGTGTTCACGGGGAGCTAATACGCCTGCATTGGAGTTGTAATACGGATCAAACTTAATTGGCTGGACTTTAAGTCCACGCAAATTAAGAAGCAAGCCAATGCTTGCAGCCGAGATGCCCTTACCGGCCCCACTTATAACACCACCTACCACAACAATATATTTACACATTATTCAATCTCTTTTGATAAGCAGCGACCGTTTTAGATGTCCCTGAATGTAAATGTTGCAGGATAATTTTCGTTGTGACCAGAATTGTCATATTCCACTTTCCATCCGGCTTTTTCGTAGATTTCTTCCACATCCAAGTAATTGTTGTCAAAAACATATTGCCGTGTTTTTGCTAGTTTTCTACTGATAAGATCAACCGCCTCATTTTGTTCGAATGTAGCTGTACCATTACTAAAGTATTTAGCAATAAGCTCATTGAATGCTTCCAGTACGCAATCTGGAAGCATCTCTTTCTTTTTGCCAACAACCTCATGTGGCGTAATTGGCTTAACCATTTGTGACTCCTTAAGTTGATTGTAGAATTGATAGAGCATTGTTTAGTATTTTATTTCTGCATTTTGCCACACATTCACACAAAGAAACAAAGTGTTTTAACTCAAAAAAACTTTTGGCCAAATTAACATCTTTATGCACCCACCAAACATTTCCTTTAATATAACCTTTAGAACTATCAATGCGATCCAAGGATGCCGTGCCTTTTTTTCTACCTGTTTCAGCAAAATAAATTGGGATTTCCGTCATGGCACATTCTCTTTCTTGTTGCAAGAACAAATTCCAAGCATACTCTATATCAATTAAAAAATCAAGTTTTCTTTTGAACGCTCCCCTTTTAATTTGACCCCAATACCTGCCGCTTAACTCACCGAAACCTTTCCACCATTTATTCCTAGGAACTGATGCCCTGAAACATCCGCACGACTTCGTATTGCCGTTCTCCACTTGAAAGTAACGAACCAAGTCCTGTAGGAATTGATCAATTTCCTTGGCAGCGGCAATCTGTGGGGAAGAATTGAGACTACTGTCTCCCAGATTTGCGTGGCCTGCGGCGGCGGCTTCCTGCAATTTCTCGAACGGTGTCATGGTCGTCTCCTCACAAAAGGCCATCAGCAATGCTATTTTATGGAGACGATGATACCGGACAAGCAGCTTGATCGGCCTTCTTGAAAATGCACAAATACCATTTTACGTCGTATGTTTCTGTTGCCTGTCGGAGTACCGACAGGCAGCACCTTCGGGTTGTGGTTTTACGCCGCCGTTATAACAACCTTTAACTTGCTTTTTTAAAGTCTATCGGGCATGCACCGTTGGCACAATCAACGTGGGCCAAATCCACATCCTCTTGCAAGGAATTTACAATTTGTCTAACAACATCCTCATATTGTGCCTTGGTGACCTGCTCTTCCGGCAAGTATTCATAACTGCCTTGTTCCTCTTGAGGCATTACAGAACAACATTTGACCTTACTTTGGTAGGTCTTTATTGTTTTAGTAAAAAGTTTGTAGTCCACTTTTGATGGATCGTATTTTAGCGTATAGGAAATTTGATTCCCCGAATTGTCTTTCAGCATTTGTCCATCATCAGAAACCCCCCTGAGCCAATACTTTTCTCCAAGCATTAACCATCTGTATTGTTCCTCTGGCGTAGCTTCGCCAGCAGTAGTCAAATTTTCTTTCATTCCTAATTCCATAATGATAGGAATTGTGGGAAAGCCAACTATGACTGTATTTTGATATTTTTCAAGTTTGCGACAAGGATAGCCTGCCTTTTGGTACTTTTCTATCAAAGGATCACTTATAGAAAATTGAACCCATCTTAAATACCAACGCATGGTTGGCAAATGCCATCCTTCGGTCAATCCAAAAAGTTTACTAACAGTCCCAGATGGTTTTATGGTAGTATCAGTATGCGGAGTCACCAAGCCATACTTCTCGGAATAACTTCTAGCTTCTTCTTGAACGGCCCTCTTAAATCTGGAAAGTGTCATCCAGAAATTTTTAGATTTTTCTTCATCCAATAGGTCTTTAAAACCAAATCCAAAGAATTTCCAAGCAAACTCATGAACTCCGGTAATGCCAACACCTATACGATTAGTCCTAATGACCTCTTTTTTGTAAATGCTGTCCATTGTATTCACACGAATCAATGCTCTCGTTATTACTCTAAAACATTCTTCTGCTTCGTCTAAAGTGTCTGCGTGAAACGGCACAGCATCAGCTATGGTGCAAAATGCTCCCCAAATGGCAATCGAAATTTCACCACACGGATTGCAAATCATGTAGTTTTTCTTCTTTGATGCCTTTTTGAAAAGCCTATTGAGATACAGTGCGGTATCCTCTTCGACTTTATATTTTTTGCTGCCGATGAATGAACCGCTATCAAAAGCGTCTAATCCTTTTTCGCTTTGATTAAGCTTATCGACATTTATAATCCCAGGCTCGCCTGTGCCATCGGCATATGCCGCCTGCGTGACCTGTCTAAATACTTTTCTGGCGTGTCTGGCCAATTTAGAGTTGTAATCAGACTTATATTTTTTTAGATCTAACATATCCCAAAATTCTTTATCTACAGTAACACTATTATTGGAAGACCACAAAAATCCTTCACATTTGCGATCCTTCCTCATGTTGGCAATTTCATCAACACTCTTTTGATGAAATTCGATAGGTCTTTTCAAAGTTATGAAGTCAAATACTGTTTCATCCCGCCAAGTTTTTGTTGACATCCTCGCTGCCCTTCTTGCTCCTCCTACTAATACACACTCAGCGAAATAATGATCGATATACATTGCCTGCATCCACCTAGGTAGTCCGGCACCTTTAATTGTCAGTGCTTTGTGGAATGCGTTCATAAGTGGCACCGGGCCGCTTGCCGGTCTATTTTGCATCCCGCCAATTGGAGTGCCTTTTGCTCTAACCTTAGAAAAATCCAAAATTAACAACTTGTCTTTGTGTATTTTTTCAAAGGCAGCATTCTCCCAAATTTCCAGAGCCTTGGCCCAACCCTCCCTGGTGTCCTCAACTGAATGCCAAAGTATATCCTTGCCAGCCCTGTATTTATGCCTAGCGTCACGGGATGATTCGTGAGCAGAAAAATCAAAATCTAAGTGTGTTTGTTCTAGTACACATCGCAAGGTTGGAGCGTTGTCCCAATTTACTAACATCATATCATCATCGTAACAACGACCTACACCTGAACCATTCATTAACAAATAAAAAAGAGCAAAACTAACAGGAGAGGTGGCACAATTTGTAAAAACCTCCATGTTTCTTCCTGGCTGTGTTTTGTCTCCATGTTGAAGGTGCCTTCCGCTCATCAATGTTGTTGCTTTTAACAAATGCTTATGTAACAAGGCATACTCTTGCTCTTGCTCTTGGCTGTCCTTGCATAATAGAGAATTACCAAATGCAACTCTTTGTGCGACATCCTCCCATGTTTCCCATTCTTTGTTTTCTTTTTTCCTGAGAATTGTACGTTCTGCGACTGCTTGACCCATACCATTATAAAACGTTCGGCCAATATTCATATTCTTCCTCTTTTCAATTAAGTTTTTTCATCTTGGGGGACTTATCTAATAGTTCATAACCGTTTTTTTCAAATATTAATTTGATGATTATGTAAGTCCTTTGGGGGCAAGACGAAAATAGCCCCGGTATTAACTCCGAGGCCAGAAATTATCTCAGCCTTGAACTTTATTTCAGCATTCTGGTAATGCCGTTCTTCATTTCCAGGGTGATAGTATCACACCCGGCAAGTTTTTGCAAAAGCACTTTGTTATGATCAATCACGAAAACCTGTCTTTCTTTAGCAAGCTCATGGATGACTTTATAGATATCTTCAACCCCTGGCTCATCCATATTTGTTGATACTTCGTCAAGAAATAAGGTGGAAGGGCAGGAGCCACAATTATGGGTCATAACATGAGCGAAACTATGGGTGAGAGCAAGTATAAGTCTTCTACGCTGTCCCTTAGATAAAATGTCATAAATAAACTCACTACCATCAAATGGATAAATATCTACGGAAGGACTAAGTTCATTGTCAAGCTCCAGTTTAATCTTATTATCACCAAGGAGTTGAAGCCAATAGACAATTCTTTTGTTTAAGTCTGGAACAATTCCATCTATAACACATTTTCTAATTCCTTTGTCGCCAAAGGCTTTTTCCCAATAATCAAGATGAGGTATATCTTTCTCTTTCTCTTTATATTGACGACATTTTTCTTGATGTGCTGCTTCACGGACAACCAATTCTTCCATATATTCTATCATGGTAGATTGATGAGGGGATACCTCTTTTTCTTTGTTTTTAAGCCGCTCCTTCTCGGATTCTAGCTCTTTCTGAATCCCCAATTGATCAGCATCAGCCTGTGGGTTTTCGATTTTTCCCAGCCGGGAAATACCGGCTGTAATGCTTGATATCTGAGCCTCAATACCCTGAACCTTTTTCCTGCCAAGAGTTAAATTAGATTCGTAATTCTTGTAAAGAACAGATTGTTCATCCAACTTCAATTGAAGTGCAGTTCGTTCATCGCTATGTATTTTTCGTTCACTTTTGATTCCTTCTATCTTTTTACGCATTCCTTCGATCACGCTATCGCTATGAGATTCATCAATGCCACGCTTGCAAAACGGACACAGTTGCCCGACATTACCAAGAATTGCATCGATCTCGTCTGTTTTACCTTTAATTTGAGCATCAAAGAACGCCAGTTTGCTATCTAAGGTGGAAATCCCTGTGTGTAACTCGGAGATCTTTTTGTTAATCTCCTCGTATTTCGGCATCATGCCAGCAAGAAGCTTATTGAATTCTTCGGATGTTTTTTGTAAGCCTGGAACCTTGGCATTCAGTTCGGCTATTTCGACTTGTGCTTCTTGATATTCAATCAATGCCTTGCCAATGCCTGAGTTTGTCAGTCTGGAATTCAAGGTATTTATCTTGGCAAGAAGTCCCGTGCATTCTTTTTGTTTATCTGCTTTCCATCGCTCTTCTTTTTCCTCTAGCCGCTTTATGCGTATTTTGTTAGCATCAATCTCTTGTTGTTGAGCCTCGTATTCCTTAAGGGCTTCTTTAGCTAAATTTTTGGCCTCTTTTAGGTGGTCGTTGGCAACCTTATGATAGGTATTATATCTTTCCAAGGACAATAGATTTTCTACAATTTTTTGCCTGTCATCTTTGTCACATTCAAGAAATGAACCAACATTATCGTCTTGAAAAATATACACACTCAAAAAGGTTTCATAATTGAGGCCCAAAACCTCCTTTTCAATATATACCTCAGTGGCAGGCATACCACCTCTAGTCACTTCAGTATCTTTGTTCCAAATGCCATCTGAACTTTTCCATACTTGCAGGGTGCCTGTTCCGCCGCCACCTTTTCTTGTCCTAACAACACGATAATCGTCTATTCTTACCTCGACTCGCAACTCCTTGTTAGTCGCCTTATTATGTACTATGTTTGAATGCCCACGTTTTCTTTGCCGCTTAATTGTCTTGCCAAAAAAGGCATAAACTGGGATTTCTTGCAATGAGCTTTTCCCAGCACCATTATCGCCTCCGGTATCCTGATTGATACCTCGTACATGCACGATCTTTCCTAATTTCATAAAGTCTATTTCAACTGGCTCATCACCGAAACAAAGAAAGTTCTGTGCAAAGATATACTTGATTTGCCTTTTTTTCATAAGTCGTTCCTTCATCCCAAAAATTTTTCGGCGGCTTCCTTGCATATCCTTTTGCCCCAAGCAATATGATATGCTTTGTCTAAATTACCAATGTCATGCTTGGCGACCCATTCCTCTACCATTTTATCATCATCTTGCAAAATTGCTTTAGCATCGAGTAAATGTTCCGTTGTCTTGTCGTCCTTGTCAATGGTCATGAACGACTCGGCGTGCCGAGGAGACTTTTCTTCAATCTTTTTCCTAAGTTCAATAACCTCAATAGAGGATAACCCATTGGTGTCGTAACCAACAAAATTATCTTTAATTTCGAAGTTATCAAGTTCGTCTCTATCATCTTTTGTAATCTCTAAATGTTGTGGGCTGAAATCATTGGTGATATATTTGGTTGAACCATCTGTGAGATCATAAACTATGATGTGTTTGGTTTGTAGTGCTTCTCCAAAATCTAATTGGAGTGGAGATCCAATGTATTCAACGTGCCCAATCTTCTGTTCTTTATGGTAATGACCAAGCCATACTTTGTCCCACCCGCCAAATCTGTCAACATTAACTTTGACCATTTCTCCATCATGTTCGATAGACACATAAGAACGTGTATTGCAAGTGTTCAACTGTGCCCCGTCTATTGCCATATGAGCCACAAGCGTTTTGCGTCCTTTGCGTTTCTTTGACTCTTTTTGAAGTTGTTCCAAATGAATAAGCGGCTCATCATGAGTATAAGGCAGAAAGTCTACTTTGTGCCCAGCTATTTCGAGCGTGCAAGGCTTGTCAATGAAAGTAACGCCTTTAAGACCCCTGTAAGTCACAACACTACTAACACTCCCTTTATCTCGGAAAAACATATCATGATTGCCAAGTAGTAACCAAAAATTTATTCGTTCACTACAGTATTTTTCAAGAATCTCGAAAGTATGGTGGTTAGCTTCTGGATCTATGTGTTGACGAGTATGAAGAAGGTCGCCGCCGAAGATAACATCACTAATTTTATGTTCAATGGCTTTTTGAAATACCCATTCAAGTACCCTCAGACAATCACGGAGTCGATCTTCTCTTCCCTTGTGTTTGTGGCAGTGCAGATCGCTAAACAACAAAACCTTAGACATAATTAACTCCAATTTACCTTAAATGGTTGCGGCCCGTTTTTGAATTCCACATAATGCAATATGTTGCATATACGACACAGTATCTCCAAATCATCAATTTCTCTTTCGCCGTGTATAATTTTTCTGAACATTCTCTGGCTATGTCTATCTTTTTTTTTCCCATCACAATTCTTATGATTGATTTCTAAAATCTCTTTTTTGTTACATCCACATCTGACACATTCTACCTTGCCACGTCCAACTACATCTAACGCTTTACTACGTAATTTACGATTATGCCTATGCCAATAACGATCCTCATGAATAGTTTCAAGCTTAGTCGCTTCCGCCCTTTGATATTGTTTGTTATTCCTACCTTTCCATTTAATTTCATAAGGAAGACGACCATGTTCATGTTCCGAATAATGTAAACTATTACAGAGTTTGCACAATAGTTCCAAATCTTCGACTGATCTTTTATTGTTGGCTATGGACAAATAAAAGCATGAATTATTGCCGTAAACTTCCTTTAATTCTTTCCTGCCGCCGCAATTTTTATGATTTATTTCAAGTAGTTCACACTCATTACACTTACAACATGCACAAACTAATTCTTTGGAAACCATTTTCATTGCTCGCAATCTTAGTTTGTTATGATATTTCTTAACGCTCTCTGGATGTAATTGTCTCCATTTTTTACGAGCAGCCTTGTCCTTATCTTTATTGTTCTTGCTCCATCTTAGTCTTTTTTCTGTTAAATATTTGATGCCAACTTTAAGCTTATATTCTTGCAACACTATTGATTGGCATTTGCGACAATAAGATTGCAGTCCGTCCTTTGCTTTGCTAAACTTATTGAAATAACATAAATCAAGTTCTTTGTTACATTTTTTACAAATCTTCATACTGTTATGTAGTATATCATAAAATGATTCTGACATAAAAAAATCCCATCAAGGATGACAGAACCTTACCATCGCCCGGCAGATAAGGGAATATTACTTTTTGTCGTCTTCGACTCCTAGAATCTTTTCAAGTACATGCCAAACATCCTGAGATTTCAATTTCATGACGGGACTCGGCATATTGGAGGGATCTCCACCCATAGGAGGTCCACCTGGCAGGGGCGGTGGTCCACCACCCCCGCCAGGCATAGGAGGGAGACCACCAGGAGGTCCACCTATGCCTCCTGGTGGACCACCTGGTGGACCACCTGACGGACCACCTGACGGGCCTCCAGGAGAAGGGCCGCCCATAGGACCGCCTGGAGCTTCATTAAGAAGTTGTCTTTCCTTCTTGGCTAAAAATTCTCTAAATTTCATCAATCTTATCTATGAATAGAGATAGCGAAATTACTTTGCAAAGACTATAATTGATTCGTCAACATTAAAGGAGAATCGCATGAATGCTTTGAAAGTAGGCCCGATTGACATCATTTTTCACCGCACGGTGCGTGTTAAGGAAGGTCAAATCTCGGACTTGCCGCCTAGCTTAGGCTCAATTGGCTTTTATTCCGTCAAGGAATTCCGTAAAACTTGCCCAGAATCATGGGACAACAATGCCATATTTATCCCCCTACATGAAAGAGAAGCCATCTGGCTTGCCTTCAACAACCCAGGCGTCCCAGTTGCTCTGCTCGTTGGTGCAGGTGGCATCAACGCCTTGACCGGCGAAAAGCTCGGCCTAACCCTTGAAAAGGAAAATTATCTTGTCGCCCCGCCGCAACCGTGGCTCGATGGCTGGAAAGGTGAGGATGGCACGGTCTATCAGTTTGTGGCCACTGAACATAAGAAGGGCGAAGGGCTTACTGTTTCTGAACAGTTGATCGGTAAGGAAAGCAAAACGGGCGGGATTGGCATCGCCGTGTTCGAAGCTAAAAACCCAAGAGAATTGGAAAAGGTCTTGAAGCCAAAGGAAAACGTGTACGGCTTGTGTTCCTTTTCGGCACCTGCTGGGGGATTTGAAGGATATGATGATGCCATTACTACTTCTGCGTGCTGCGAAGATGAATCAACATTAGACTACGATTGCGAATACGAAACAGTCGCCTGCCAGCCAGTATTGAAGGGGCTTACCCGTGGAATGACGACCAAGAGCGTCAGGAGGAGGGGCCAGCATACCAACAAGGCTGCGGAGATGGGCGTGGGTAAGGGAGGCAAGATTTTCCAGAAGATCTATCCTGATCCTACTGATTATGGAATCGAAACCTGGAAGGCCGAACCTTCTGCTGCCGTGGCTGTCTATCTAGTGAATGCCGTGCAGTTCACGGAAATTACTGGCATGCCGATGCCGCCATTGCCGAAATCAGCAGAAGACTACATCGGGACGTGGTATGGCCTGCAAGACGACAAGTATGAAGACGTGAGCGGCAGCGACAAATTCACGGGCCTGAAGGACGTGTTTGGCCAGCAAGATGAGGTCGAGGCGGCGAAAAAATCCTGAAACTGGGGTTCACAATCGCCGTTTTTGTGGTAGAATGTATGTTAGTGGCGACTGGCCACTTTTTCGAAAAAAGTCGAAATTCCTCTTCCAAAAATTTCGGCTCCTGCGTATATTAAAGGGATAGGAATGCGAGCAAGAATTTAGAGAATGTCGCCGCCAGTTCGTCGGAGACATGAAACACTTGTGGAGAGGAAGGCTCTGGCTCAAGACTTGTCGTTTTGAGTGAAACCGGCTTCTGTGAAGCAAGGATGAAACAGGGGATTTAGGGGCGTTTTTGCGTCATTTAGATTTCCGTAGGTTTTCAGGAACGGTAGGAAACAATCGGGGTCACTCCCGCAAAGGAATAGAAGATGATTAGGTCAACCATAAGCTCAACGAAAAGTTTATCCAAGTATTCGCTGTTTAATCTTAACAGCACAGGAGAGACTTCGTAAGCTTATGCGGTAGATACACCAAGACCCCGCTGGCTTATGAAACTAAGCCAGCGGGGTCTTTTTTTTTTGGTATGGGGCTAACTTCCCTGTGCCGCATTTAGAGGGTAGGTAGCTGTCGGTTCGCTACGTCAGTCCGCTAAACTGATGGGCCGAAAGGCCCCGTGGGTTCGACTCCCACACCTTCTGTTGATCGGATTTTTGGGTCTTATTGTCGTGATACGACTACCGGCAGAACCCCCGGTAAACCTGTGAAAGTTGTGGCAGGCGAATTGACGCCAAGACGCTAAGTAACAGTATCGATTCAAAGTCCAGCGTGCCTTGCACGTTAAAAGATCCTTGACAACTTGATAAGTGTAAAAAACTCTCCAGTATGCTAACTGGTAGGCAAGTGCCCGTATAGGGTGCTGGTGTACGTTCAACTCGTACCTGGAGAGCTTACGGAACAGCAAGGCAATTGGCGATGCCAACTGGCTTGAACCCAATCGTGGTATGAAAGTACCCTTTAGAATTCAACTCTGCTCCGCTTTACTGTTTTTGCGGCAGAAAGCCCCTACTTTCCAAAGGAAAGTTTGGTCGCAAAGCGAGTGAGCGAAGCGAACGAGACTGTGACCAAACCTCTTTAGGGTAGTGGGATGAATGCCGCCATAGG